TGACGGATGAGGAGCAATCTTTTGTTTACGACCAAGTAAAACAGATTGTGGGCGGCAAACCATTTTGGGTGAAGTTTGCAGATGCTATTGAAGCCAAACTTAAGGAGAAAAACTATGGATGATGACGATGACATTCAGGATTACGTAGCCTCATCAGGTTGGCGCAAGCGTCAAGTCAATGAGGTATACGAGAAGATACGCAATGACACGCTAGAAGAAGTAGCTAAAGAGATTGAGAAGATGAAAGCCTTTGGGCAGGACACTATCTCAAGCTTTGCAGTATACATAAGAGGAATGAAACGATAATGCCAAGACCTAAACCGCCCGAGCCAATCATAGGTAGACAAGTACGAATGTCCGATAGACAGTTCTATATTTTTAATCACCTTGGTGGTGCTGAATGGTTAAGAAACTTATTGGATAAGAAAGATCCGTTTCCTAAAACATACTATAAAAATATTTTCAAAAAGGAGGACAAACCCACTTGACAAATAAATTTTAACCCTCATCATAGCAATCCCTTTTAAATTTTTGGAGAAAGACAAATGGCTAAAAAACTTAGCAAAGTACAAAAGATCCGTAACTACATCAAGGATCACCCCGATGCGAAAGCAAAGGCAGTCGCAGAAGCACTTGGTACAACTATCCAGTATGTGTATTCCGCAATGCATCAAGAACGCAAGAAACTTAAGGCATCAGCTACACCTGATCCATTAGTTAAAGTGCAAGGTGTAATGATGGGCAAAGACGACAAGACCAACCTGACTGACGAGCAGATGAGTCGTCTTGTGTTTAATGCGACAAAGCCCAAGGTGCGCATGCAGAGATCCATTGATGATGTTAATCAGCCCCCGCACTACAAGATCGGTGGCATTGAGACGATCGACATAATCAAAGCCAAGCTGACACCCGATGAGTTCCGTGGGTATCTTAAGGGTAACGTCGTTAAGTACTTGACGCGAGCAGGCCACAAAGATGATGCAGGCAAGGACGTGGACAAGATGGTTTGGTACGCAACTAAACTGCAATCCGCTTACATTTAATTCATCCTTTCACACACAGCAGGGGCTAGCCCCTGCTTTTTTTGGAGTTCGCTTTGTCCCTAATTACCCTTGACTTCGAGACGTTTTACTCAAAGTCTTTCAGTCTGACCCGATTCCCTACAGAAGAATACATCCGCTCGAATGAGTTCGAGGTGATTGGCGTTGCCGTTAAAGTTGATGATGGCAAGCCCGTGTGGTACTCAGGCAACCGAGAGGCATTGCGTAAGACACTACTGTCCTTTGATTGGCGCAACAGTACCCTGCTCTGTCACAACACAATGTTTGATGGTGCGATTCTTAAATGGTTCTTTGGTATCTCGCCTAAGTTCTACCTTGATACCTTGTGCATGGCAAGGGCGGTTCATGGCGTAGAGGCCGGCGGTTCTCTTGCGGCTTTGGCTGAGAGGTATGAGATAGGTAAGAAGGGTACTGAGGTTGTTGATGCGATCGGCAAGTACCTGATTGACTTTACACCCGAGGACTTGGCGCAATATGGTGAGTACTGCAAGAACGACGTGCAGTTGACCTTTGACCTTTTCGCAAGGCTTGCAACTAAATTCCCCGCGAGTGAGTTACAACTGATAGATATGACAATACGGATGTTCACACATCCCAAGCTCATTCTTGATGAGCCTCTACTGCATGAGCGGTTAGAGTTATTGAAGAGAGAAAAGAACGAACTGCTGGCATCTCTCAAGGAGAGCATGAAGTGCGAGGATGAGGAAGCGGTGCGCAAGAAACTGTCTAGCGGTAAACAGTTTGCTGATGTACTGCGGTCGTTTGGTGTCGAGCCTAAGATGAAGACTAGCAAGACAACCGGAAAGCCCACGCTAGCCCTTGCCAAGGGTGACCCCGAGTTCATTGAGTTGATCGAGCATGAGGACACATTCATTCAGCACCTCTGTGCTGTGCGCCTTGGCACTAAGTCAACGATCGAGGAGTCACGCATTCAGCGGTTCATTGACATTGGCATCCGCAACAGGGGCGCATTGCCTATACCTCTAAAGTACTATGGTGCGCATACAGGGCGGTGGGCAGGCTACGACAAGGTTAACTTTCAGAATCTACCTAGCCGTGACCCCAAGAAGAAAGCCCTTAAACGTGCGGTAAGAGCGCCAGAAGGTTACGTCGTTATCAACTGTGACTCTTCTCAGATTGAGGCTAGGGTGCTGGCTTGGCTATCAGGACAGACTGATCTAGTAAAAGCGTTTGCAGATAAAGAAGACGTGTACAAGATCATGGCATCAAAGATCTATAAGAAACCCATAGAAGAGATAAGCAAGGATGAGAGGTTCGTGGGCAAGACTACGATTCTTGGCGCAGGGTATGGTATGGGTGGTAAGAAGTTTGTGATGCAACTCAAAGGTATGGGGCGCACCCTTACCGAGTCAGAGGGTTCAACCATTATTGACGTGTACCGCGAAACTTATCCGGACATCAAGAACTTGTGGAAGGAAGGCGACACAGTTCTTAATAAGATGATTGCCAAAACCTTTAAGAAAGATACGAGCCTGTACTTTGGTGAACATAAGTGCGTCTTGGTAGATGCTGAGGGCATTACGCTACCCAATGGTTTAGGTATCCGCTATAAGAATCTACGTAAGGAAGATGAGACTATTGTGTCCGAGGTGGAGGATGAAGCTGACATAACTAAGAGCCGGACTGTCTATGACTCTCGCAAGGGTTCTGTATCTATTTGGGGTGGCACGTTTGTAGAGAACGTGGTGCAAGCCCTAGCAAGGATCATCGTGGGCGAGCAGATGGTTCAGATAAACAAGCACTATCAGGTTGTGCTGACTGTGCATGACGCGGCAGTTGTTGTCGTGCCGGAAGACGAGGCAGAGAAAGCGGTAGGGATAATAACTGGTCTCATGTCTACGCCTCCAACGTGGGCGAGTGGGCTGCCTGTCGCGTGTGAAGCTGAATTTGCAGAAAGGTACGGAGACTGCTAATATTTAGCTCTCTAAAAACTTTAGTAAGGATTCAGTATGCAAGAAATTAAATGGTCTTATTCAGGTCTCAAAGACTTTGTTAACTGCCCACGGCAATACAACGAGGTTAAAGTCCTCAAGCGTTACGAGAAGAAAGCCACAGTCGAGATGCGTTATGGGACTCAAGTCCATAGTGCGTTAGAAGACTATGTGAAGGAGGGTAAACCCCTAGCTAAGAACTACGAACACTTTGCCAAACAGCTAGATCCTCTGCGTGACATGGAAGGCATCAAGTACCCTGAGTACCGCATGGCGCTAACCATAAACAGACAACCCTGTACCTTTGGCGCAAAGGACTACTGGGTGCGTGGCATTGCTGATCTGATGGTGGTCGATGGTGACCAAGGTTACATCGTCGACTACAAGACCGGAAGCAATCGTTACCCTGATCCCAAACAACTTCAACTCATGGCGTTGATGGGGTTTGAATACTTCCCCGAGGTCACACACTTCAAGGCTGGACTACTGTTCGTTGCTCATAACGATTTCGTGACTTCTGAATACCGACGTGAGAAAATTGACAAGTACTGGGATGACTTTGCGCCTTCACTAGCTCGCTTGCAACTCTCGTATGAGAATGGCGTGTGGCAAGAGAACCCTACACCACTTTGCGGTTGGTGTCCGGTGACTGCTTGCAATCATTACAAGGGGAAGTGATGGCTAGCGAAACTTGGTACTATATTAAGGATGGCTTTCTCTATCGACACAAAGAGAATGATGGGTACACAGTTATGCGAAGAGGACTAGAGCCTGTTGATACACGCCTGTGTACTGTCGAAATAGCAGAGGTCGAATACCCCAAAGAACTTGACAGAGCATTAAAGGATACATATGGCATACGTCAACAAGCCTAGACCCTACAAAAAAGAATATCAGCAACAACTTGCTCGTGGTGAACATGAGCGTCGCATGGAACGGCAACGTGGTCGTCGTTTAATCGACAAGACAGGCGTTGATGGTGATCACGATGGTAAAGCTGACAAGCGTGAAGGCAAAGATGTTGCGCACGTTAAAGCGTTAGATAAAGGCGGTTCAAACAAAGATGGATTGCGCATTCAAAGCGCGGCACAGAATCGTTCGTTCCGTCGTGACTCTAAGGGAAACCTCGTATCAGAAATTAGCAAAAAAGAACGAAAGAGAACTTGACAAATGAATTAACACCCATATACTTGGTGTGTGACTGTAAGGCGAGGGTGAGTCACAGGGGGGTTTGTCGTTGAGTGTTTCACCCCATTAACTTCGTCAGTCAAGCGGCATCGCGGACTCCCCGCAGACTTTCAGGTGCGTCAGGCTTGACACCAACAATTTAGTTTAAGGACAGTATGCAGATAGTTTTAGATAGTGCAGTGCAATTCAAAGCCCCGACTGAAGAGGCCGAGTTCATCTGCAAATGTATCGAGAAGAGTGAGATTCTAAACACTGAATCAGGATTGTCTGAAGTGTTAGTTAACTGGGGACTGCCCGAGATGGAGCGCCTTGCTACCCTCGTGCCCCGTGATGTAAAAGTTCCCTCACCGATACTCAAAGAATACAACTGGCCCGGATTGTTCCAGCCTTTTGTTCATCAAAAAGAAACATCAGAGTTTCTCTCCCTGCGCAGACGCGCATTCTGTTTCAACGAAGCAGGCACAGGCAAAACATCTGCCGCGATATGGGCGGCTGACTACCTAATGAACAAAGGCATCATCCGCAGAGTGCTGGTGATCTGCCCCCTTTCCATTATGTTTTCTGCATGGCAAGCTGATCTGTTCAAGACAGCAATGCACCGCACATGTGGCGTAGCGCATGGCTCTGCAAGCAAACGCAAAAAGGTTATTGAGGGTGGCTACGACTTCGTTGTAATTAACTACGATGGCGTGGGCGTGGTGCAGAAAGAAATCTCAGAGGGTAACTTTGATCTCATCATCATTGATGAAGCCAACGCATACAAAACAACGTCGACACAACGCTGGAAGATCCTTGCTCGCATCCTAAAGATGGATACATACCTATGGATGATGACAGGCACGCCTGCTTCACAGTCTCCGCTTGACGCATTTGGTTTAGCCCGACTGGTCAATCCAAGCGGTGTACCTAAATTCGTAACGGCATGGCGCGACAAGGTGATGCAACAAGTGACTCGGTTCAAGTGGTTGCCAAAGAGTACTGCACGCGACGCAGTTTTCAATGCGCTTCAACCAGCTATTCGCTTTGAGAAAGCGCAGTGCCTTGACTTGCCCGATGTTGTTTACCAAATTAGGGAAGTCCCTCTCACACCCCAAGCGCAAAAGTTTTATCGTGACTTGAAGAAGGACATGCTAATCAAAGCGGCAGGCGAGCAGATCAGTACTGTCAATGCCGCGGCAAGCCTTACGAAGCTATTGCAGATCTCGGGTGGCGCAGTCTACACCGACAGTGGTGAGGTTGTTGAGTTTGATATCTCACCGCGCAAGCAAGCATTGAGAGAAGTCCTAGAAGAGACAGAGCATAAAGTGATCGTGTTTGTGCCGTATAGACACACGATTGAAGTCGTCAGTAATTTTTTAACTCAGGAGGGATATACCAACGAGATCATTTCAGGAAGCGTATCAGCGCGAGAGCGCAGTGAAATCTTTAATAGGTTTCAAACCGCAACAGACCCGCGTGTGTTAATCATCCAACCACAAGCGGCATCACATGGCGTAACACTCACTGCGGCTAATACAGTTGTATTTTGGTCGCCCGTTATGTCAGTGGAAACATACTTACAGTGCATCGCACGCATGGATCGTTTTGGTCAACAAAATAAAATGACGGTCGTCCATCTTCAAGGCTCAGAAGTTGAGCGCAAAGTTTTTGAGATGTTGCAGAACAAGGTGGACTTGCACGACAAATTAGTTGATCTGTATAAATTTGAATTGGAGATTGAAGACAATGGTTAACATGGAAGAATTAGTAAAAGCATACTTGACAATTCGCAATGAACGTGAAAAACTCAAAGCGTTATTTGAACAACAAGATGAAGCCCTCAAGGGCGACATGGAAGGTTTAGAAAAAGTAATGCTACAAGCTTGTAGTGAAGTCAATGCGGACAGCATCCGCACCCAACATGGCACAGTCATGCGTTCAGTCAAAGAGCGCTTCTTCTGTACCGATTGGGACAACTTCAAAGAATTTGTTCTTGCGCATGGTGCAGTCGATTTGTTCGAGCGTCGCATCCATCAAAAGAACTTCAAAGAATTCATGTCTGAGCATAAGGACGATGGTCTACCGCCCGGAGTGAATGCCATGCGTGAGATGGCTATTACAGTACGTAAAGCCACTGAGCGCGTTTAATTAAATCAGTTTTAAAACAGTCGGAGAAATAAATGAGTAACGAACTCGCAAACTTTTTTGAGAATAACCCAGCCCTTATTGAACAAGGGCTTGATGAAGATACGCTTGCTGTAGCAGGCGGTGCAACGAAAGGCTCTAAGCGCATTTCGATCAAGGGACGAGTGTTCCGCAAGATCGTTGGTGGCAAAGAAGTCAGCGTCAACGAAGAGAATTGGATGAACGTCATCTTTGTAAAGATGGCACACGAAGCGTCACGTACTTGCTACGAAGGCGCATATCGTGAGGGCGAGAAGACTTCACCTTCTTGCTGGTCTAGTGACTCTAAGAAGCCTGACCCATCTGTACCAACGCCGGCAGCGGCTTCGTGCGACAACTGCCCTAACTCTGTTAAAGGAAGCGGTCAAGGCGGTAACGGAACCAAGTGCAAGTTGTCATGGCGCACTGCCGTGGTATTGCCTAATGATCCCGCAGGCGATGTGTATCAGTTGGTGTTGCCAGCGATGAGCGCGTTTGGTAAAGAGGAAAACGGCAGATGGCCTTTCCGCCCCTTCATTCAAATGTTGGCTAACAACAACGTGAGTGCAGGCAAGATCATTACCAAGATGCAATTCGATATCAAGGCTCCTGTGCCTCGCGTGCTGTTCTCTCCTGCTCAAGCAGTACCGCCTGAGTTGAAAGACACAATCATGAAGCAGAGCAAGAGCATGGCGGCAGAGAACGCTATCAAACTGACAGTGTTCCAAGCTGACTCACCCGATGAAGTTGAAGCACCTGCTTTAGCTGAACCTGTAAAGCGCGAGAGCGTGAAGAAGGCCGCTGTTGAACCTGTAGAGGATGCAACAGAGATCATCAAGAAGTGGACTAAAAAATAATATGGCGCGACCCTACGGATTGGAATTACTGCAAGCCCTCGACAACGAAATGGATGGTCGGCTTGGTACTGAGTTAGCGCGTGTTTGTGTAAGAGCAAACTTACCGACTCAGCACCTTGCCCCTGTCTTCGGTGTATCACGCATGACGATACACAGTTGGTTTCGTGGTAAGCCGATTCGTAGTGCCAGACACGGCGCTATTGAACGATTTATGAATAAGGTCGAGGATGACATTAAGACGGGGATTCTGCCAGCAGTTAATCTTAAGAAAGCAAAAGTCTATCTAGCCCAAGTTCGTAAGACATTCAAAAGCAAATAAGTTTGCTAGTTGGGCGGGCTAGTTCCCGCCCTAATTGTCTCTGCGATCCAATGACTAAACAATTTTACGAAACAATATCGCCTACGCAGGGCTACTACTGCGTGGCAGGGATCAATATGCAGGGGAAGATCATTCCTCGGTATTGCGAAACAGTAGACGAAGTTCTTGAGCTGATTGATTATTTCAACTCTCAAGATGGCATGAATACATACTTCACACCTAGCACGTTTGAAGGATTCAGCCGACAGGCAATAAACAGTATCTACATCAAGTCCTTCTTTTTGGACATTGATTGTGGAGAAGACAAGCCATATGCCACTCAAGAGGATGGCATGTTGGCGCTCGACAAGTTCATCACGGATTCAGGATTCCCTGAACCTGTACGTCTCAACTCTGGGAGAGGGTTGTATGCGTATTGGATCTTTGACGAACAAGTTGCTACATCAGTTTGGAAACCCCATGCTGAAAAGTTTAAGAAGCTTGCGCTTGACCTTGGGTTTGAGATTGATACCGCTGTTCCAGCAGATGCGGCACGATTGATTCGTTGCCCTGATACGTTGAACTGGGGCAAGGAAAAGCGCCCTAATGTTCCGCCTCTACCGACCGCTTTGCTCACAGACTTGATTACGTATCCGTTTGAAGATCTGACTGCGCTATTAGATAGCGTTGAGATCGATGCGGCCCCGGATGACGGTGTGTTTAGTTTGAAGAGTGTTCAAAAGGGGATCGATGACGAGACTCGCAAGATGCTTGGCATGGACAACTACGAGTTTCGTTTTGACAAGATTGCTGTCGATAGCATGGAAGGCAAGGGCTGTAACCAACTTAAGTGGTATCTGACACATCAGAACGATGCTGATGAACCTATGTGGCATTCAGTTCTAACGATTGCCGAAGCTTGTGTTGACGCTGATGAAGCAACGCACATGGCATCCAATGAACACGAAGACTATACACACGATGAAACGGAGAGAAAGCGCAATGAGATACGCAAGGCAATCGAAGGAACGCACACCTGCACTGTTATTGAGGACAGATTCAAACACAAGAATCCAAAAGGATGTGAGGGATGCCAATTCAAAGGAAAGTTTAGATCACCCTACGCCCTTGGAAAAACATTCCTTATCGCCAAAGCCCCAGTTGAACCCGAGCCAACGCAAGACACCACCGATGAAGCGGAGTCAGTTCGGGAGATTCCGAAAGACGCACCTCTCCACCTACCGGACTACTTAAAGCCGTTTGTTAAAGGCGTGCATGGCGGCATCTATTACCAACCACCAACGAAGACGAACAAGGATGGATCGATCACAGAGCATGACCCAATCCTGCTAACTAAGTACGACCTGTACCCAACGAAGCGTTTGTTCAGTCCGTATGACGGTGAGTGTTTAAGCATGAGGCTTGTATTGCCACGCGACGGTGCAAGGGAGTTTATGTTGCCGATGAAGTCTGTATCGGCTCAAGAAGAATTTAAAAAGATTATGTCCAGCAATGGAGTGTTCTTTGATAACCCAACGAAAGTGCAATTACTAATGACATACATAACCAAATGGGGTAACTACATGATTGAGACAGATTCTGCGCAGACCATGCGCATTCAGCAGGGCTGGACAGAGACAGGCTACGTGCTTGGCGATAAAGAGTATCACCCCAACGGAAAGGTTAGCGAATGCCCGCCATCACCACTGTCTAAACCGATTGCTAATCTGCTCAAAACTAAGGGCACATACGAGGGTTGGCGCAAAGCGGCTGACATGTTGAACGATCCGGGATATGAGTTCCATGCGTTTGCATTGTTATATGCTTTAGGGTCACCCTTGCTCAAGTACACAAACGTGCATGGCGCGGTTGTAGGTCTGCTTGGTGAAACAGGCGTTGGTAAATCAGGTGCGTTGTATGCTGGCCTAAGTGTTTATGGCGAACCTAAACCTCTTGCAGTTATGGAGGCGACGGACAATGGTTTGATTCAGCGTATGCTGACTCTTAAGAATCATATGTTTGGTTTGGATGAGTTCTCTAACGCTTCAGGTGAGTCACTGTCTAAGCTAATCTATGCGCTATGTGCAGGTCGGGGCAAGATCAGGTTGCAGTCATCAACAAACGCCGAGCGGCCTCTGTCGCTTATGTCCTGTTTGTTATCTATGATTAACATGAATCAATCTGCACGGGAGAAGATCGCTCAATACAAAAAGAACGTGGGCGCAGAAGAAGTGCGCTACTTGGAGTTCACAGTCAAGAAGCCATTAGTCCCCGGCTTTGAGTTAGATGATAAACGCGGCATAGAGATGTTTGAGCCGTTTCACTTTCACTATGGTCATGCAGGCCCACGCTTCATTGCCGCTTTGCTCAATGTACCCGAGGAAGAAGTTCGTGAACGCATTAATCGTTGGAGACTGCGCCTGTCCTCAGAGCTAACTAACTCAAGTGAGTATCGCTTCATTAACAGTATGTATTCGGCTGTGTTTGCTGCCGGAGAAATTGCCGTAGAAGAAGGCATCATTAACATCGACATTGAACGTGTATATCAGTACATGTTGGTCGAGACTCGCAACCTCATCAAGCAGAACACAACTCGTGGCATCGACTACGAGAATATGCTTGGTGAGTTCCTGAACCAAAACCTGCCAAGCATGTTGGCTTTCCGTGATAACAAAGTTGTAATGGAACCGCGCAATGCGTTAATCATGCGAGCAGATGCTGATCTAGGGATACTGCAGATTGCTAAGACACCACTTAAAGAGTTCCTTGCCAAAGGTCAGGCGGGTGTCAAAGCTTTTGAGGAAGCGCTTAAGAACAGCGGTGTTCTAGTTAGTACTGATAAAAAGGTACGCCTTGGTACGGGATGGAAGGCCGCGGCGGGCATAGCAAGTGTCTATGTCTATGAGTTCAAAACGGATTTAAGCGGAGTAATCAAACATGTCGAAGAAGAGCCCACCGGAGGCAATGCCACTGGAAGAGCCGGAGTGGATCTTTCCGTTTAGTCAAATGCAAGTGGGGCAGAGTTTCTTCATACCGACTCTGCGCCCTGCATACATGCTGTACGCAATACAGAATGGTGCTAAACGGGAGGGTATAGGTATAAAAGTGCATAAGACAACCGAGGATGGATTCCTCGGTGTTCGTGCATGGCGTATCAATTAGGGCTTAATATCAAGCGCGTTGAATTCGTGCAGGATTCCGCGCTTAACAATGTTTTCACCCAATGTCAGGTAACGTAGCATTGATGTGCGCTCTGCTTGTGAAAGCTCTTGCATCTTGCGTACATTGTTCTTCTGCTCTTGGAAATCTTTTAAAGTGCCATTGATTGCAGAGTTATAGTGTTCAACAATAAACTCGTGTGTAGGATTCTTAGACAGATATTTAGCGTAGCGCTCTGGGTCATCCTTTAAAGTTTTGATTGTGCTAGAGATATCCTTAATTTCTTTGGACACTTTAGCAAACTCCCTAGCATCGACGTTAGACACTGCGCCAAAGAAGCGGTCAAACAAGACTGTATCTGTGCGGGGGTCAAACTCTTTATTGCCAACCATAGCTTGCGCAACATTGACACCGTTGTGCATCACCCGGGCTAGGCCGTCTGCGTAGTTATTAGCAAAGAAATACATTACGTTAGGCGATACAGGCACACCGGTAATGTCGTAAAGCATCTTTGCCGCACCTTTGTACAACTCGGGTACGCTATCGCCACCGACAAACACTTCACTCACTCGGCTCTTCTGAGCGTTGTAAATGTCACGACCCAACGCGTCTGTGTTCATCGCGTACTCAATCATGGGTCGCAAGATAGATGGGGCAAAAGTATCCGCCAACCACTCGGCTGGCTTCTCGTATTTGTCAATTCTAGACACCGGTATGGGCAAGAATGAGTCTTGAGTAACCTCCATGATGTTACTTAACATGCCAAAGAAACTACGATCTCCCTCTGGGCGCATGACCGCACCATGTGCGTAGCCCGCCATCTGAGCGCCAGCAGAAGCAAAAGCACCAAGACCAAAGCCCCAAGGCAGTTGGAACACAAAGTCTCTATCACCCACGCGGAAGTGGAACCGAGCGTAGCGGGTGTAACGAGCCATGTCATCAGTCTCAGCTTTGTTGCGACCCAGATCATCATCACCACCAGCCACTGCGCCCATCGCGTAAACCATCATGCCCATGCCAATTAAACCACCTGCAACAGCGCGAGCATGTTGTTGGCGCTTGTTATGTTCCTTCTTGTATTTTTTAACGGCTTCAGGATTTTTATAGACCCGTTCACCGTCTTTAAACTCGTAAGCAAATGTTCCCTCATTAGGTAGCATCTTCACGGCCTTGTCCGCACTAACAAACGCGGGAGCCAAAGCCTCGATTGCACGCACTGCGCCTGTAGCAGCGGGGCGGAAGAACATGAACATAGCGCCCATAGCCTGACCCCACTCACCAACCTGTTCAAAGTTAGCTAAGTTTTTGCCATCGCCCACGGCTTTCTGCTTTGCCTCTGCTTCGCTCATACCTTTCTTCATGTACTGTTCTTTAAGAATACGGTACGCAGCTACACGGCTTGCCAATTCAAAAGAATCAGACCAAACGTCAATTACTTTATCTATACCTTTTTTAGTCGTAACAAATACATTGTTACCCTTAATATCCGCTTCAAAATCTTCAGCCAAACCTTCGGCAGTCAAGCTCCGGATATAAGACACTTTACCGCCAGCGTTTACATACTCATTCAGATCCCTGAAGTCTGGATCGGTTTTGGCAAGGCGCTCAATCTCACCAAATTTCTTAGCTGTGTACAGAGCAGAAAACTTACCAGCCTTGTACAGACCACCATGAAGAACCTGCTGACCGATCAACTGCTTTAAATAGCTAGCGCCAACGCCCCAGCCTTCTTTAGCGGCTATGTTAAATGTGTTAGTTAATCCATCAATTAAGAAGTTAGCCGGCGCAAATGGGATGTTGTAGCGGGTGTGCATCTGCCCAAAGAAACTTGTAGCAGAGTTCAGCACGCTCACCACGGGGTTAGCTTCGCGGTATGTTCTGCGGATAGCTTCGCGCAGGTGTGGGTCATCAATCTTGATGATTGTGATTGTTCCATCAGGTTCGTAATGGAAGATCGCATTCTTACCGCGCAACTTGGCTACGTCTATTTCACCTTTATATCGGTCTTCAAATTTAATTTTAAGTTTTGCATCGCCCTTAATCATGCCGGAGTTCACCGCATTTTTAAGCGCTAAAGTTAAACCTTGTCCATCTACACCACTGCGACCAGCACGCGCCGCGGCGTGAGTTGCATCAAGCATTGTTTGCACGATCGTGTTATTAGAATCGGAAACACGACCTTCAAAAGTGTTCTGCGCTTCTTGCAGTTCCCTACCAGCGCCTGTTCTAATGTCAAATTGATCATCAACTTTATCGTAAGCGCGGCCTTTAAACGGTACGTAGTGTTGAAAGTCATACAACTTAACAACATTGTCCACGGGTTGCGACCAATAGTTAGCGTCTTTATTAAGCTTTATTGTTTTCTTTTGGAGGTCTTCAATCTTTTCTAGGATTGCATCGACTTCAGCTTTATGCGCATAACCCTCATATGCTTTGTATGCAGCTTCCCGTGAAGGCAAATCATAATTAGCAATCACGTTGTACTGAGTACTCTGCTCATCAGCAGAGGTGTAAGACATGTTCTTATCCCCAATACGGATTGACGATGTAGGATCACTAACCCACGAGTAGCCGTTCACCGCGTCAAGATTACCACCCTGACTTGTTGGTTTCGCAAACTTCTCAAGCTCTCCGCGATAGCCTTCAATCTCCTTGTCGGTCATCTTGTCGCCCTTGCGGAACTTCTGGATGATTTCTCCACGACGTGTGGCAGACGCTAAATCAAGTGGCGCGTAAAACAAGAACTTAATATGGCGACGCTCACGCTCATGCAATGTACGGGCAAAGACGTGCATTGTTTTAAGGGTGCGGTCAAAGTCTACGCCAGCTTTATCAGCTAACTTCTGCATCATGTCATGGATGGACTGAATGTCTTGCTCTAATTCGCGCTCGTATATGTTACGCGCACGGCCTGTGGACATTGTGATTTCGTTGTACACAGCATTAATCTTCTCGCCCGCGTATACGATCTTGCCAACCATTTCGTTTGCAGCTTCCCATGCTTTGATGGCATGGCGGTTGTTTGCAAAACGACGGATGATTTCCCTGCCGCCCTCTGCGGTTGTAAACAGTTTGTACAGACTTTGTTTTGTCCTTGGCATCTGCGAACCCGTAGCAGAGTCAACTTGTTCTTCAAACGAAGCTGTAGTCTCAGCCTTTGGCTGATTCTTAGGCGTTGCGGGTTTAGCTGGCGCAGGAGTAGCGGCAGGTGTTGGTGGAGTTGCAGCAGCGCTTCCTTGCGTTGCCAACTCTGGGACTTCTTCTACGGCTTCGGGCGCAACCATAATGTCGTTAAAAGCTGCGGCAGCTTCTATTAGCAAGTTACCTTTGTAGCCGGGCTGTGTGTACGTATCTTTACGAAGATTAGTGATGCCGCCTTTAGTAACGGTTGCACCAACACGGGCCGTCATACCCGGAGCAAGGCTATCCATAGTTGTATTGAACGGAATGCTCTTAACGCCAGCAAGGGCAGCTTCGCCATCGCTAATACCTTCGTCAAAGGTGGACTCTTCGTCTTTAATGGCTTCGTCAGCGCCCGTGAGCAATGCAATCTCATCGGGCAGGGGTGGCCCCTTTTCCTGCATTCTTTCAAGGAAGGCTTCGTCCGCTTCAGTTATTTTGTCCCTTGCGCCTTTAGGCAACGCCTGCACGCCTGTAGTAACATTTCTGTTGCCGTAATTTTCAACGGGAACCAGATAGTCAGTCTTTCTCTTGCTAGGCGTAAAGGCTTTGTAAATGTAAGCAAGTGCTGTAGTGAACGCATCCCATACAGTTTTACCTGTAGGGAATTCATAGTCACGTATTACCTGTCCCACTCGGGCGCGTCCTGTAGCGCGGACTGCATCATTTAACTGTATCTTGACAAGTTCATTTTGGAACTTCAAGTCAGTCATTGAGTACGCAACAAACTCATACAGATTCTTAAATGCCGCTGGGAACTTCTTACCCAGTTTGCTCTGTGACAAAGCAAAGATTGTTTGCAGATGCTCAACACCCTTACGCTGTCTTTCAGTCAAAACAGATGGGTCTTTAAAGAACTGACGAATGATCTTAGCTGTAACTGCGTGCGTTATCTCATGCAGTACGGCAGTTTCTGTAAACCCAAATGGGCCAAACGTCATTGTGTTTGTTTTGGGGTCGTACTTAGCCAGACCTTCTTTGGGATCAAGGTTTGGATCAAATACTACTTTGATCTTAGTATCGCCAATTGTTGACAGTAAAGACTCGGCAAGATTGCGATAAACCTTTGAACTCATCTCACGAGAAACGCGGATTAGTTGTCCTGCAAGACTACCCTCACGCACTAACGAGCCACGCTTGTATTTAAGGCGCTCTTCAGCAGTCTTAACCGCTTGCTTAACCTTACGCTCAATACTAACTGGATCTTCTTCAGTCTCAAGCAGACGTTTACGCTCATTCTCAGCAACAAGTTTTAAGTACTCTTCTTGCTTAACCTTCTGCGTTTTGATCTCTGCTTTGGTAATGCCCACACGGGTAAGGGGCGCAGTCTTAGCACCACGGGCATTATCTGATAGCCACTGAAGAACACCTTTAACATCACCCTCTTGCAAACGACGAATCATCTGCACGGTTAGCGCATCACCTTGGCTCTTAGGGTCATTCTCAATCATCGCCTCAGTTGCGGCGTGCATTTGCGCAACTAGGTCATCATTAGCTTGCTGCTCCCTTTGACGCTTGTCTTCAGCTTCTGATTGAGAGAACTTTGTTTCTGTTTTGCGTATCTTACGGAAAGCAAGTTCTTGTTCTGCAGGGCTACCCTGCTGTACTGTGTCACGGTATACCTGTTTGTTTTCTTCAGATAAGCTGTTCCAGTTAGGCAGCGTGCTTGGTTTGTTCTGCTCGTAACTGTGCTGTATTTCAAAATCTTTTCTAGCTTCATCTGCCGCAGCTTTAGCGGCAACTTCTGTTGACTCCTTGGAAGCCCCGCCACGCTTAGCTTCGTTACGAGCCTTCTTACGTGCGTCACGCTGAACAGCAAGCAAATCGGCACGGTACTCTAGCAAGCGCTGAGTCGCATCAATATGTTCTGCTACGCTGTTACCAAACTTTGCGGCTTGACCACCAAAGTAGATACCCTTCTCATAGGGTGTTAGATCGCTAAACGAAGGTAGTTTAAGCAGCTTGCCTAACTGTTCTGTAACAAAACCTTTGTCGTCTTCAATGTCTTCCGCGGTAGCCTCTGGGAGATTACCTTGTTCATTAATTAGCTCTTCTGCAATTTCTTTAGCGGACTGTTCAATGTTTTCAGAATGTGCTTGACGTTGCTCGTTGTACAGTTCCTGCTCTTCTTTGCTTAGCTTGTATAAACCCTCGCGTTTTTGCTGGCGCAACTCGTCAACAGTCTTTTGAAGGTCTTCATCGGTTTGACCTGCAATTGATGCTTTGTCTGGTAACTCTTGAAACGCACCGCGTTGAGGCGCTGGCGCTTTTTCCTTTGATGCATCTTTTAGTGAGTCAACGTCGTTCCAGAAACGGTTGTCGTCAAACCCTGCATCAGACGCGTAGTCACCAAGATCAAGTTTAAATCTGCCAGCAGCAGCTTTAATTTCTGCGGCTTGTAAGTCTGTGTAAAAGCGGTCTTCATCAAGGCCGGCTTGCGTAATGTAGCTATCGTAGTCAAGCCCGTACCATTTTGCTTGTTCACGTTCTTCTTGCTCAATTGGATCTTCAGCGCCAATTGGCAAATCAGCGGGATCTATTTTCTGTTGCTTACGCTTGTTGCGTAGGTTTTGCGCTTGGCTTCCCTTTACTTGGACATTTACTGCAGGGGGCTGTCCTCCTGCTCCTGTAGGAGGCTTTCCAGCATTCGGCTCAGTAAGAACCACTCCATCTGCTGGAGGTGTCGCAGCTCCTTGGGTATTGGTTCCGGTATTGGATTGTAGATCCACGCCAGCGCCTTCTCCACCTGCTGATTCGATAGGTTTTGTAGCATCTGCAACTCCTGCGGTAGTCAACCCTTCAATACGTTTGGCAAGATTATTCCTTGCTGTAGCAATATTTGTATTAAAAGAATTTGATATTGTTCCAGCCGCTTCAGCTTTTGCAAGCATCTCGTTGTACTGATTCAAAATGCCGTTAAGCTGTTCTAGATCAGTACTTGTTTTAGCGATCTGGCTACGCTTCTGTTCTTTAATCGCTTTTTTAATTGCGTTAGGTTGTTCTTCAGGGGGTTTTTCTTCCGCAGTCTGCTCACCCTGTTTAATCGCATCAAGCGCATCGGCTTCTTCAGCAGTCTTTGTACCACCTTCTGTAGCAGCCTTACCACCACCGCTAGCAATACCTGCCGCGCCGCCCATACCCACAGCACCCAGCGTAGCTTGAGCGGCTGTTTCACCAAATCCTTCAGTAAGGGCTTGTTTAGGATTAACTTGACGCATCGCCAAGTTCTGCAGCGCACGACCACCAACTTCTTCAATGTTCTCACCGGGGGCTTCTTTAATAGCGCCAGCAAGTGCGCCAGTAATACGACCCATGCCTGTTTTCTCACCTGCCAACGCACGCTCAAACGCTTGCGATCCGGGAAGTTTCTGAGCTAGTAACGATAAAGCTGCGCCACCAAGACCAGCAGCACGAGCGTAATTAATGGTTGCATCTGCTGCTTCTTGCTCACCCATCTTTTGTTGTTCGGTGAGGTACTTATACATAGCCTCGTAAGTACCTGTACCTACGTCAGCACCTTGCTGAACTGCGGCAGTTCTTACCGCAGACTTTGCGCCCAAATCAACAGCAGCTTTTTTAGCCGCAGTTTCAGCTTCTTGTTTAGCTACACCAGCAGCAGCTTTTTGTGCAGTAGCGCGAAGCGCAGCAACTTCAGCAGAGGCGGCAGGAGTACCAATAGCGGCAAGGGCAGCGGGTAATTGTTGTGGTAATTGTTCAGCAAAGAAATTAGCCAGCAGTGCAGGATCAGAAACAGTTTGACCAATTGAAGTTTTAAACGCTTCCCACTCGCCCTTCTTTTGGGCTTCTTGTACAGCACGTTGCGCAGCCGCTTCCCTTGCTTGAAGACCTTTGGACTTTAATCCCTTACCGTATTCTTCAAGTTCTTGAGCAGCGCCATAGAGACCAGTTTTTGAGAAGTCACCCGTAGCCAATCCGTAAAGCTGACCGGGGAATTGACCAAGGCTACCCAAACCCGACAGTAGGCCAGCACCTACGTCAGTAACCGCTTCACCCGCAGTACGTTCTTTAGCTTTAGTCTCTTGTGTAGAGTGTGTTGAGTTAGCCCAACGCCAAGCAGTGTTGGGATCCGGTGCATCTACTTCGTAAGTTTTGTTCCCGACATCAACTTGGTATGTTGGCATATTATGACTTCTTCACTTCTCTAACTGCTCCGGGTGGAGCTACAGATGAGGCAGATGATGTTGAACCTGTAGGAGCAGCCGCAACACTAGAGCCAGCAATTCCTGATAACGGAGCCAAGATCATATCAATTCTATGCTGAGCTTGCTCTGCATTATCCAAAGCAGTAGCGGCTTTTTCTGGATTTTTATCCTTAAACGCTTCATATATCATTCGTTGCAGCTTAGCTTCTTTTGCAGCCGCGTCGATTGCAGGTTTTTGAGCAGTCAAACCAACTTGGGCAATTCTAATTTGCTGAGCACGCTCACCTTGTTTAAGTTTTTCAAGCTTGTAGTTAGCCTCTTGTTGTTGAGAATCACGTCTTGCTTGAGCAGTAATATTGGCTTGTTGAATACGTGCCGCATTATTTGCATCAGTGTTAAGTAAGCTAGCTGAAGATTGAGCAGCAGCGCGACGACGTGCGTCCACCTCTTTGTATGCCGCCATACCTTCTTTAGCCAATTCGTAGTTACCCTTAATCTTGGCATCGGTAATAACATCGCGTAGGCGATCTAATTCCTCAACATACTTCATGTCTTGGTCAGCGTAAGCTTCACGGGCTTTTGTAGCGCCAGCGCCAGCTTGCGCCAACACCATGCCTATACCGCCACGAATAGGCGCACCGCCCACTGCCTGTAGACCCTTGACCCATTCAGGAGTACGCGCAGCTTGAGCAGCAGCAATTGCTTTTTCGCGTGAGTCAATACGACCTTGTTTCTCAGCAAGAAGCGAATCAAGGCCAAGAGTTTTCTTAGTCCAGTCAACAGCTTTGTCACGTTCAGCTTCAGGACTAACAGCAAACTCGCCCTTGAGGTACGCACGAGTTATAGCATCTAAGCTATTGGGGTCAACTTTTTGTGAGGTGTTTATTCCACCACCGCCGCCACCGCCACCGCCACCACCACTACTAGGTTTAGAACCGGGAGCAGAGGTAATAAGCGGCACATCGTCTGCAACTGACGAAACTCCAAGCATGCGAGGGTCAGTTTGACGGCGGAAGTTGGGGTCAGTTGGAGACGGCGTTGCAGTAGGTTTAGGTTTAGGTGTAGAAGAAAAGTCAGACTGAAAGCCATAGCCCGGTGCGCTAACAAGATGTTTAAGACCAGCAATCCCCGCCTCACCCGCAATTTTAGGGATAGTACCCAGAGCATTACCAATTTGCTCAAAATACGAAGACTTGTTTTGACGAGGTTCATCGCCCCCTGCTTCTTGGATCGCAGCAGCTATGCCGGCGTCCCCACCCATAGCGCTAAGCATAGGATTAGCCGCTAACGCCCGACGTTGTTCAGGCGACATAGCCTGAAGATCTTGCATAGCTTTTAAAGTTGCGGCTGTACCACCACCAGCCACTGCAAGGGGGAAACCCGTAGTTGCTGCAGTTTGCCCTATAGCTGAAGTAGCGCTTGTACCAGCGGGATACATTGGCAATTTAAGTCCATGTCGCGCAGCGTTTGCCGACATTTGAAGTAATTTTGCATAAATGGGAGACAGCGTAGCAGCCGTTGTTCCAGCAGCGGAAAGTACATTTACATCATCGTATTCTTTGTCCTTTTTTTCATCTGGATCTTCAACTTGGCTTCGATTATTTTCTTCTGTAGGTTTAGCAAACGCAATAATGCCACCGCCAGCATAGCCACGACCAAGGTTAGATACAAGCTGGTCAATACTTCCACCACGAGCCGCCATCACAGGTTGTTGGGGCTGACCCATTTGTTGAGGCTGACCCATTTGTTGTGGGGCTTGAGCCATCTGTTGCTGTTGCATACCAAGTATTTGGCGCAGCTTTTCCATAATGGAGGGCTGAGTACCACCAGCTTGCATGGCTTGTTGATTCTGAGCACCGTTACGTAACTCAGCAATCTTTTGAAGCGCCATCGCTTCCTCTAGATCAGGAGGAATAGAACCGGGCGGTTGCTTCTGCTGCGCTTGTTGAACCTTTGCATTTAAGGGCTGTGGGTTGCCCTTGTATGTATCAACAAGTTGATTAATTCCAGCCGTCATGATTATTTTCCTTTAGCCAATACCTAATTTTTTCAACGCTGCTGCCAAGTCTTGCGCACCTGTTGTACCTGCAGTGGGGAACATACCAGCCACACCGCCAGCGCCGGCAAGGATCTGTTGCAAAGTGCTAGGTTGAGCCATGTTAATGTTTTGTGCGCTTGTAGGTAAGCCCTGCAACAATGACTGTTGGAACTGAACCATTTTATAAGGGTTAGCCCTAGCTTCTTCAAACTGAGCTTTGTCAGCAGCAATGCCTTCAGACTCAATACCACGTTGTTGCTGACCCGCAGCAAGCTGCTGCGCCAAGTTTGCCAAACCAATTTGATTTTCCTGACCACCCAAAACACCTTGTGCTTGAGCAGCTTGTAGGCCAGTCTGCAACCCTTGCAGTCCATAGCCAGCGCCGTATTGGTTTTCAGCCATCTTACGTTGTTGGTCAGCATTAAACTGAGTCTGCGCATTGTTATACGCAGTGTTGTATCCAGTGCCTGTAATATTAGCTAGGTTAGTGCCAAGGTTACGCTGAGTTTCAGCATCAAGAATAGCTTGACGAGACCCACCAAAAGCACCAGCCTGAGTCATTTTGGCAGCATTACCCTGCTGAGTAATCAAGGACTGACGGCGAGCTTCTTCTAATTGAGGTTTTAAAGAAGCCTCTAAATACGGATTCATGTACGCTTGAGCTTGCGTAGTATCAAACGAAGAAGTATTAGGTGTGTATTTCAACCCTTGAGCCGCAGTAGAAATGTTACCCGCTTGAGTAGCGGCATCGCCAATACTTGTTGGGGTTGTTAAATTTGCGGCAGTGCCAAACGCCTGAGTTTGCAAGGGAGACTCACCCGCAGTAAGGGGGCCCATGTATGCTTGATAAGGCGCATTAGCTAGAGCTTGACCTTGACCCAACATGTTGGTTGTGTAAGGGCCTACCCAGTTAGAAAGTGCGGATTCCGTACCGGTAACACCGGCATTAGCAGCAGTGCCAACACCTGAAATGCCGCCTCCAGCATCAAAATGCCGTACAGAACCACCTCTAGCATATTTAGAGTTAGCTAGACCGCCGGGCATGAACTTATCAGGGTTGATCTTCTTGCCTTGTTGCTTTGTACCTGTGCGTGCCATACGAATTTTGTCCATCATTTGATAAAGTTTTTTGGCCCCAGCATCAGAGTTGCCGTTACCCATATGAGACACGACATCCGCAGGAATAACAAACTCGCCGTGGCTAAGCGCAGCGGGTTGACTTGCTCCAATTTGCGCTGGAATTTTGTCAGCCATACCATCTGTACCGCCTTGTAAATAACGGCCTTTAGCCATACCGCCTTCAGCAAACGCTTCAGAGTACGGGTCATAAGACTGGGTTCCACCGCCCAAAGCCGCATCATAAGCGGCTTGAACGTCGGCAACATTTGTACCTGTAGCCGCCGCCACATCTGCTGGCGAATACCCAAGGGCTTGCATTGTTTCGGCAATACCGCGTGTATCTCCAGACGCTAAAGCGGCTTGAGTTTCAGGTCTTGCAAAATATTGATAAATACTATTACTTGTATCTAAACCTTGGTTTGTTCCACCAGAGCTGGCAGTGGAATTATTGACAACAGCATTATTAACAGCGGCATTATTAACAGCGGTAGATTCTCCACCGCCAGAACTAACGGCGGTATTACTGGCCGCAGTAGACCCACCACCAAGATTGCTGTAATCACCAACACCAGCATATGAAGTTGGATTTGCTGTGTACCCAGTTGAAGTAGCATATTTGTTGGCGTTATTAACATCACGTTGTTCAATGCCGTACTGGGACATTACATTGGCAATTTCAGTAGGTGTATGGCCTGCGGCTTGGTAGTCCAGAATGTTTTTGTACAACTGATCCAGACCCATGTCATGGACAACTGCGTACTCTTTACCGGCTGAAGAATTTAAACCATTCATAGCGCGGGCTACATCTTCATCATTTACGCCGTATTGTTTTTGTACTGCTTGAATTTGGTCATTGGTTGCGTATGGGTGAGCAGCAATCCAATTGGTAATGTTGTTGTTTATTTCCTGCAACCCCATACCGTGGGTTAAACCGTACTTAGTAGAATCAGAAAAATTTGTAGTACGCAAAGCTTCTTGAAGGTCAGTGTCACTTACGCCATATTGTTTTAAAGCAGCGTCAATCTGATCGCGACTTGCGCGAGGATTATTAAGAATCCACTGATTGATGTTGTTTAAATATTGGGCGGGCGTTAAGCCAGCTTTTATGGCGTTTTGGTATCCTGTAGAACCTAAATTAGGAGGTGTAGGTGGTTTAGGTTTAACTTCAACAGACCCGGTTTCGTTTGGAATTATTGGTCGTGCAGGTACAACTGTACTACCGGGAACAACAGTTTTTGTACCCCCGGGAATGACTGTACTGCCGGGTGTTATTGTTCTTGTACCGCCCGGCGTTAGGCTACCAAGTCCACCTAAGTTAGCGCCCGCTGATGTTCCAGAAAAACCGTTTAAGTTTGCCCAAGAATCAACACCGGGTGTGCGTGTGTAAGTTACATCGCCACCATAGTCAATGCCACCAGCGCCGGGACGATACCCCTGTTCTTTAGTTGGCGGTGCTTGAATCATGTGGCGTGTAGCAGTAAGCTCAGGGATGCCGCCTTGATATCCTGAAGGTGTGGTTGTCTTATTCATTGCACCCGCTAAACCAGCCAAACCACCACCTAAAGCACCAAGCGCTTGCAGGTTCAAGTTGCCATCTTTGTCTGTAAAGAGGCTCTTTACAGTATCAAGTACTGTGCCGTTTGTATTAGTTAGCCCCGTGCTAGTGTATGCACCGGGTATGGTGTAGTTAAAGTTTGTATTTCCTACGGGATTATTAATATCAAAAAAATCCGTAGAGTAACGGGTTAAATTGTCTATTGCCGATGTGTTACCGCTATTGTCCGCAGCTTGAGTAATAGCATTGGAACCAATTCCAATTGTTTTGCCGTAGCCAGAGTCGGTTGGGCTTAGTTCATCCGCCATTTTGTTTTCCTTTGTCCGCTTCAAGGGAAGCTAATTTATAAGCAATGTCATCCCCAAATACGTTTTCCATTGATTTTATATGGGCGTATGGATCTTGGATAGGGGTTGTCGTAGGAGTTTGTTGATCACCGGCAGCAAGCAAAGATAACAATTTGGACAAGTCTAATCCCGATGTGGCTGGCGTAGTAGTCTTATTACCACCACCGGCATCTGTTTTAGTACCACCTGAACCGCCGGGCAATGCACCAGCGCTCCTCATAATATCTGCGCCTGTTAACGCTGTTTGAGAGTTGGGCAAGTAGCTCATGTCCAGCTCGTTACCGTCTTTGTCGGCCCATACGTTAGGTCTAATCTGGTTGTATTCCCACTTTTGGTTGGGATCTAAGTTACCAGTGTTTGCGCCAAGGGGGTTTTGCAAACCACCCAAGTCATCTTTAATATACCGACCTGTAATCTCATCATAGTAACCAGAGCCAGTCACACCGGCAGTTTTTGACATAGGGTCAATGTAGCCTTCGCCACCGGGCAGGAAATAACCTTCCGTGAAGTCTTTGGAATTTGCGTCCCAACCACCAAAAGAATTTGCTGAACTTAAAGCGTTTTTACCCGCGTTTAATCCTTGGCTTAACAAAAACTTTTCAAGGTCAAATTTGCCTTGATTAGTGACAAAACTGCTAGCGGCTTTAGAGGCAAGGTCTGTCCCAGTCTTACCCAAGATATCTTGAATGCCTTCCATGCCGGAAACAGCGCCCGCAGCTTGACCACCGGCATAAGATAACAACGCAGACTTAGCAATGTCTCCAACACTTTTACCCATTGCTGCATTTAACGCAGCAGAACCGGCGGGGCCGCCAAAATACGCAGCGCCAAGTTGTGCGGCAGCGTTGAGCAATTTGTTATCGCCCAGCATATTAACTAGGTCATTGGACGACGCACCCTGTGAGTAAAAGACCGGATTGCCTTTGGCATCAAACTGCACACCAAAACCCGTATTGCCTTTACCTTCGTAAGAGCCCGACCATAGATTGCCGCTCGTGCGATCACCATAATTTGAAACCAGTTGTTGTCCAGTTAATTTATTAACAATGCCGTTTTCGCCCCGACCAACTTGAGAGATGTCCGTAATGCCGCTTTTAGCTAAGTCATCAGCCATATATGACGCAGCTTTTTGTGGGTCAAGTCCACCCGTCCACTTAGAAGTGGTTCCTTGCGCGAGGATTTGTTTTGCTAACTTAGCAACATTTTCAGCGGTATATGCGTTTGCCATTATCCGACCTTCCAATTTATTCCGTCTGAATATACAGGCACAGCAATAGCGCCGCCGGTCACAACGGTTGCCCCAAACGTTGGAGCTAAAGCATCAGTAACAAAAGACCTTGCGCCTTTTCCTGAAGTAACTGCGCTGGGTAACGTAGCCACCGTGTAGTTAGTCAAGGGCGGCATGACCGTGTTGGTCATAAATTGTCCTGTCAGAGCATCAAGTCTGTTGAAGTACAGACGCATCACGTTGTTTAACTGGTCAATATATTGACGGTCGTACTCAAGCGTAGCCAATGGTAGGTTAGGAGCGGCTACCTTGTTAAGTTCA